GGTAAGACCCTTGTTCCCGGTAATCCAACCAATCAACTTGCTGATTGCGTTTATGATAATAAGAATTGCTGGCGTTAGTGCGACTAATAGTTTCGCCCAGATTTGGAGAATCTTTACGAGTGCTGGCCCCGCAGCAATAAAGATAGGCGCTAGGGCAACCATTAGGTTTGCGACTGCTGTTGCTACGGCAGGAAGAATAGGCGCTAGCGTTGCGATTACCTTTACAAAACCCTGAAGCATCGCATTGAGTTGGCCGTTTTTCACCATTTTTGTAAAGGCATCGGCTATGGCTTTTACACCAACCATAAGGCTCTTGCTTACCGCTCCACCCATAGCATTAAAGATTCCGGCGAGGGTCTTCATATCTTTACTCGTTCCGATAATCTTATCCAAAGCCTTTGCCAATGGGGTGAAAATGTCGTTTGCTAACGTAAAGAACGGCGTAATCATTTGCAACAATACGGGAAGCAAGTTATTTACAAATAAGTCAACAAGAGGTTTAACCACTTGGAAGATAGTTCCAAGTTCGTTTCCCAATGAACCTAATACCGCCCCAAGAGCAGCACCCGCACTTTGGAAAAGTGGCATAAGTGCTGTCACTACGGTTCCGAGAGAAGTTGCTAGTGCCTTAAAGAACGGCAACAATCCCTGACCAATAGTTGTATAAATAATTTGGAAATCGTTTTTCAGCATCTCAATAGGCGAAGTTGCCACTTGAGCCGTGTTCTTAACGTGGTTGTTGATATCCACGAGAAGTTGTTGCTGGGCTGCGTAAAGACCATTGGTTGATTCCAAAGTCTTGATTCGCATCTGTTCCGATTGCGACAGGGTGAATCCGTAGCGAGCCATAGCACTCATACGCTGCATCGGGTTCGCTAAAGTTCGGGTCAGCATACGAGCCGAAGAAGCAACCGAACCGCCGTGACCGCCACCCATTACCTCCGACAGGTTGATGGCGTCGGTAATCATAAGTTGCATATTTTGGCGAATGCCGTGTAGCGGTTGACCTGCCGCGCCTAAAGCACCTTTCACCGTTGGGCCGGTCGAAACCAACTTGGCGATATCGGTGTTAGTTAGAGCAAGAGTCTGCGCTTGGGTGATTTGCGCTCGGTTTACGCCCGTCTGAACAGAGAGGTAGTTTGATTGGTTGGCAAGCATTTTGGAATAGAACGCAGCACTCCAGTTGCCAGCAGCCTTTTGCTGGTCAAATGTCTGCTTGGTCATACTTAGGTTGTATTGACTAGCAAGACCTTGGTTTGTTAAGAGGTTTGCTTGTACGGCCTGAACTTGCTCAAGTTGAGAAGCCGAATCAACGGCTTTCTCAAACATTGTGCTAAGACCGATAATTCCAATCGTGCTTTTGATGAACTCACCGGCACGGCGGAACTCTTCTGTAATTTTTTCAGCAGCGACGTGCGCAGAATCCGTAGCCTGTGAAAGCGCGGTCTTCATAGAGGATGTGTCGGCTAAAAACCGTGCGCGGATGTCCATATTTCCGCCTTCGCCCATACTCATCTACTCACCTCGCTTTCCAAACTAGTTATTGTGCTTTATCCATCGCCTCTTGCTGCTCGTGATTCCTGATTTGCCATACTGCTTGCCACTCAACCAATTCCATTGCTGAAAGTGGTTTGTGGGCGGGAGAACCATCAAGAAGTTCGCCAACTGTTCTCCCCAACTTTTCCGCTAGTTCGTAGAGGAAACGTCGTTCTGGGTTGGCGAAGATTCTTTTCCCGCTGCCTCAACAGCATCATCGGTCATTCCTGAAAGTCGCATAGCCGCTTGAGCAATAACTTCAATAGGGCCTGAAGACTTAGCCATTACAGCCTCACGGTCCGAGTCCAAGAACACACGCTCGCCCGTTGTGGGGTCGTAGGTGCACTGAAGAACGAGGTCTGGGAGAATCTGCTGAATATTGAATTGTCCGTTTACGCTGGTAGCGATAGCGTTATCAATCATTAGAGCGCGTGACTTAGCCGAAAGCGACTTGACTAGAACCTCGACACCCCATTGTGGGATGGCAACGAGTTCTGATTCAATATCGTCAGCGGCGAAAATCTTTGCTGATAGTTCTGACATCTGTAAATCTCCTAACTAGGGTTTATCCCTAGAGTGTAGTGCGGAATACAGGGCCAGTCACCTGTAATTCGCCATCAAATGTCACAACAGCACCAACGGCACTCTTGAGGTCATACTTGGTCAAAACGCCAGTTCCGTAGTACTTGGTGTCGCCAGTCAAACCGGTAAATCCACCGGGGGTTGCTGGGCCATAAACGAAGTTTCCGATACGGCCAGAGTCCTGCCAAGAAGAAAGACCGTTCATAATTGCGTCAATTCCACCTGCGTAGCCGGTGTTAACGGCAGTCTCGTCGAACATACCCGAAAAGGTAAGAGTCCAAGACTTCAGACCAACGATAAAGGTCTTTACGCCATACTGCGAGAAAGTCGTGGTTTCAGCAGCCTCGATAGCGTATGGCAACGAGGCATCGTTGATGAACTCCGAGATGTTAATCATTGGAACCATTGGGGTAGCGACCGAAGTGGTAGCCACGTTGCCCGAAGAAACGGTCATTGAGGTTGTGCTTAGGGCCGTTCCGTAAACAGGAACACCACCGAAGAACGCACCGTAAACCGAGTTTCCGGCCCCTGCGTAAGTCATTGGGTTGTTCTGCGTAAGCAACGAGCCAGTTCCAGCACCAGAGATGGTGAGCGAAGTGGTCGTGGTTGCCGTAGCGGTTGCTTGAACCAAAGAACCAGCAGTCAAACCGAGGTCATAACCGAGAGCAAGAAACGCATTCTTACCGTGCTGGAAAGTTGGAGTAGTTGTTGAAGTAGCCATTTTGGTCTATTCCTTTCCTAGTATCGGGCGAACCCGTAGTAAATTACTGCTGATGTGTTTGTTCCGCCAATAGTCCACGCCAAGCGTGTGTATTGGTAGATTGTTCCGGTGAGCAAAGTCACCGAGCCGCCAGCACTTGAAAAAGTCGCAAGGTTGGCCCAAGTGGTGCCATCCTGCGAGTGCTGAAATGCGAGCGAAATTGTTGGGTTCGTTCCTACGACCGTAGAAATACCCATAATCAAAGAGCCACCCTTAGTGGTAGAGGCTGTTCCTGAAGAAGCGGCTGGCGTTGAGGTGTAAGCCGTGCTATTTCCCGTAGTTGATACAACGAGGTATTGGCCGTTTCCGCGCCAAACTCCGCCATCGGCCTGAAGTTCCATATCGTTTGTGACAACGCCCGCGACTGGTGATTTGATGTCAAACTTCGTAGTCACGCCGTTCGCCATAAGGCAACGCTCGTTGTCGGTCGTGCCACCAGCGGGGAATACGAGAACTGACTTGTCTCCTGCCGTTGAGGTCGCACCGTGAATGATTGCGCTGGTTCCGCCGATAGTGCCATCGTGGAAGCCAGACAAGGTGATTGTGCCGTCTTTGAGGCCGGGGATAAAGGTCTTTGAGCCACCCTGTAAGAAAGTCGTTGTTTCTTCGGCTGCTACGGCGTAGGTCACGCTCGCATCGTTAAAGAATGGTGAAAGGTCGAAGCCCGCACCCGTGCTTGAGAGGGTCACAGACACGCCAGAAGCCGTTGCGGTGGCCGCTGCTGACAGAGTAATGTTCTGCCCCTGTATAGCCGTAATAGTCGCCCCAGAGGGGATTCCAGAGCCGCTAACGGACTGTCCGAGTGAGGCTGGCCCGATAACGGTCGTGGAAACGATAACGGCACTGCCGTTGGTCGTGTTGGCCGTAATAACAGCAGAAGAGAACAATGGGTTCACGAAAAGAACTCGTGTGTTCTTACCGTGTAGGAAGTTAGGGGCGGAAGTGGTAGCCATTAGTTGTCGCTCGTTTCAGCATCTACTTTGGAAGCCGAGGCTGACACAATAAACCCATCGGCTAGAAGCCAAGAAATGCTCTCGCCGGGAAGGTCCGTGACCGTATCACCGGGATTGGCAGTCTTGCCGAGATACGACAAAGGAGACTGGTCAGTGACGACATACGCCACAGTATTTGACTTAGCCATAGTGCCTTTCCTAGTGAGGTTGCCTTGCGACAAATCGTATCACCACGTTTGGAAAAACCTATTTGTCGTTTTCCTCTGCGACTTTGGGCTTTCTGGCTCTTTTGGCTGGTGGCTTGCTCACCCGATTGGGGTAGAAAGAGCGATTCGTCTTCCTGCCGTTTGGCCCGCCGTAAACATTGACAGCGATAATCTCGCCATCTCGCTCGTGTGCTGAAATAAAGATGAAGTCGCCGCGCTCGTTGGAAACACGGATGGGGTCGTCTTTTCCAAACCCATTCCACTCGGAGAGTTCAATCCACGAGGGGGTGTGTTGAGGCGTAGGCGTTTTCATAACGGCCTCTAATTTAGCCTATTTATTGGAGTCTCTGCTGAAAACCGCAGTGGCAAATTAGATACCGACCCTGAATGGTGGCGGCTTCTACTGCTTCGGAGTGGTCACAACCACCCTCGCTGGTTTCGGTTGTTTCAGTTGCGGGTTCTGGCTGGTTTGGAAAGCCGTTGGAGAATCCCAACAGCCGCTCGACTGTTTCTAGCGCGCGGATAGATGCGACATTGGCGGCTTTGGCTGCTGAAATAGCGGCTTGAATCGCATCGAGTTCGGGGTTATTGGACATTGGCCTCAAAGTTTATTGTGAACTTGGGTCGGTTGCCATCATCATACGGCATTGGGCTAATCGTTCCAAGCGGGGCCATACGAAGAATATGGATTCCATCTATGACCTGTGTGCCAACTATTGAGGCTAGAGCCGTGCGAATGGTGTCAGCCCAAGCGTAGGTGTCTGGGTAATCTTCTGGCTCGCCACGAATCAGCAGTTGGATTTTGAGGTTGTCAATCGCAATCGCTTCTATCCCCATAGTGAGGCTCGGCGCACGACCGGGATAGGGCTGAACCAGAACGGAAGCGTTAGGTGCTTCGGCTGGTAGGCGACCTAGAAAGAGATTCTGTCCGAGAACGAGTCCGTATGAACCGTATTTGGCAACGGTGATGTTGTTGACTAGATATTGGGCTAGTGCGTCAAGAATATTAGCCATTAGTACCAAATCCACTCGTGTCGGATGCTGAAAAAACCTTACCACCGTAAAGCACAGCGTTCACTCGGTCAATAATTCCCTGTCGAAGTTCTGGTAGCCGCTCATCCATTGGTTGCTCTATGTATTTGGCTTGACCCCCGTTGGGGTGATTGAGTTGTAGGTCTTCGTGAATGTAGAGCGCGTAGGGGGCGTCGTAGGTGATAGCCACTTCTGGGAATCCCTTGCCGCTAATGATGTCTATGTGTCCGCTAGCCTGCAGATTTCCAGTATCCACCGGCACAAGATTCTGACTGTCGTTAAACACATTGTCGCCGTATTCCTTTAGAGCATCAAGCACGGCGAGGTTTATGTAGTCTGCTTTCTTGGCGATTGCCTCTATGTCGGCCTTATTAAAAGTGACTTGGTAGGAAATCATTTCAGCACCTACTCAAAGTGGAGAGTCGTGTTGTATCCGTTTAGGCCGTTCTCGTCATAGTTGTTTTCCACATACATAATGATTGGGTGCTTGAGAATTGGCTGGGTCTGGTTTGGAACTGTGACTCGGCTTTCTGTGGTGATATTTGGGTAGAAGCCAGTTAGGTAGGCTCGACCCGAACTGTATCGGTCACGACCATCCATAGAGGGCATCACCTTAATCTCGTATTCCAAACGACAATTGTAAGCGACCGATGGGCCGTATTCCACCGTGCTATCGCTAGTTCCGTCTGTGCCTACATAGTGGCGACCATAGCCGTCTAAAACCACAGTTCCCTGACTGCCTTGGTTTGGAATAATATTCTCAACCAGAATCGTCTGGGTCATCAAAGCAACTAGGTCTGGGTCAATCCCAAAAGACGAAATATCGCTCATTAGCCGATGTCTTCCTGAACGACCTCAACAATGGTTTCTTGGATTTCACCAGCGATATCAAGAGGGTCATAGTTGCCAACGCCATAAGTCGAGGTGACACCCGTGACAGAGTTGGTCGGCCAAGCGTTCGGCTCGGCGTAGTAGGGGTCCATAAAGCCAACCTTGAGTTCCGCACCGAGGGCGCGTGGGTCGGCGTTCGCTGATGGTGGGGCAACTCGGCGTGAACGGATAAGCAAGTCTTTCGCCAAGCGCTCGTAGCGTTGGGCTCGGTCGCCAAGTGATTTGCTGATAGACAGACCACCGACGCTCTTGCTCTCACTTTGGGCTGCGCCAGTGAAGAAAGCCGCAAGGTTAAAGCAAGTATTAGAAGCGGCTCGGTATGGCTCGTTGTTGACCTCGCCTAAGTTGAAGTAGATTTCTTCGTCTTGAACGATTTGGTTGTCAATGTTCGTATCGCCAATGAGGTAGCGAACCGTGTCTTTTGGTGATGAGCCGGGGTTTGCGGAATAAGTCCAAGACATAGTTATCCTTTACATTTGGGCGAAGTCAAACTTGATTGACCCCGTGAGAATACGCTGCGCCCCGCTAGAAGTCTGCGTTGCGGTGATTTGGAAATACCAACGACCAGAGGTGAGGTTGACCAACTCGTTGTCAGCCCATACAACCACTAGGTTTGATGAGCCATTAGTGCTGGTCAGGCCGTAAAAACCGCTAGTTTTCGTGACCTGAACTGGGTTTGGTGGCTGGGCGATTTTCATCACAAAAGTCCAACCTGTGCTGAAATCAAGGGGTGTGCCACTCGAATCCAACCAGAGAAAGTTAGCGTTCGGCAGTGAAGCGGCGGGCGTTGGGTATTCCAAAGTGTCGGGCATTAGGGGTTATTCCATTTCCTCTCGGTAAACAAGGATACGTCGTCCTCTTGGAAAGTCGCATTGGCCGAAGATTCCTCAATGACTGCTTGGCCGTGTTCTTGGCTAGTCACGCTATTTACCTCTTGGTCAATAAAGGTGTTGTAGTAATCCTTAAAGATAATTGGCGAGCCAATAATTAGCGGTACGAGAACTTTTATCGCAACTGTGAATTGCTTGAGTGAGTTATTACCCAACTCGGTAATTGCGCGCGACCGCACATCTTCAGCAGCGAGTCGTAAGGCCGCCGAAGCCGCAGCGAGGCGAGTTTGGAACTTGACACTCGAAGTCTTTTGCGTTAGGTTGGCCGAGCCAGACTCCGTGCGAGCCTGTGACCTTGTGGAAGATAGGGCTTGCTTTTCAGCAGAAGAACCAGAACGAATAATCGCCCTAGCCGCCGTTCCGACAGTAGCCATAATCGTTGCGTTGTAGGCGAGTTTGGAAATAGCGCGCTTGGTAATAGAGGTGGAGACTTGCGTGAGGGATACGGCAGAGGTCGATGCTTTGCCCTGCGACTTGGTGGAACTAACGGCTTCCTTTTGGGAAGTAGAGCCAGACCTAATAAGTGTCTTGTTTGGCACGGCAATTTGGGTTAGGATTTCAGCAGTTGAGGCGAGTTTGGAAACCCCTCGAGCGCGCAAGGAAGTAGTTGCCTGAACGAGCGAGATAGAAGAAATCCCAAAAAGACCAGAAGATTTGGAAGAAGTAGACTTTTCGACCAGAGCCGTAGCCCCAGCATCCGAGCGGGTTTGCGACCGACTAGAGGATTGGCTCTCTATTTCAGCAGCCGAAGCAGAACGAATCTTTCCTTGACTCTTGACCCCATCCGTGATGAAGTAGGTGGCTTCCAAACCAGTTTTATTGGTGGATTTGCTAGAAGCACTCCTTTGTGCCAATAGGAGACTAGCGACTTGCTCTTTGTAGAGGTTTTGGGATTTGGAAGATACCGCCGAAAAAGTAGCCAGAACCGAACTTGTTGGGTTATTGGCTGTGACCTTAAATTGGGTTTGGAAAGCGTAAAGTGCAACCGAACTAATTGGGTTATTGGCAGTCGTCTTGGTATCAACGGTCTGGTCGAGTGCTGAAACGATACCTACTACGGAATAGACCTTGCCGATAGCACCATTGGCGTAAAGGCCACTAAAGGCCGTATCACCACCGCCGTTGTAGAGAGTTGAGAAGGCTCCGTAAGTCTGGGTAGTGACGGGCATAGCCCCTTACCTACCTGACTAGTTGCTCATCAACCAAGTAGGTGTGACTGTCAGGGTGTCGTTTACGGCTAGAACTGGCGTTGAGGCATCAGCAAAGTTGGCGGCGTAAAGGAGTTTTCCTGAAGTTCCACTAGCAACTGTCGTGATGAAGTAGCCGGTTGAAGCAGTTGACCAAGCACCTGTGGCGGGGCCGAAAGTCACGGCAGTAGCGACAGTCTTCTGACCGCTTACGGCATCACCAATCTTGATAACCGCCGAAGTCGTTGCCGTTGCGGGGGCGTTCAGAACGATTTGCGAAGAACCGGGGAGTGCGGTGATTACGAACAGGGAAGCCGCACCAGAACCCTGTGCGCCACCAGTAGCACTAGCGATGTCAATGCTCATACCTACGGCGAGGCTTGCGTAAGTGCCGGTGGTGAAAGAGCCGACAGTAATCAAGTTGGAAGAAGTGACCGAACCGTTGAGGGTGGAAGCAGCAAAGGGGGTTGACCAGATAGTTGAGAGGGCTGGTGCGCCGAACGAAACAGCCTTGCGAGCATAGCCAGAGCCAGTCTGCTCATACCAAGCCGAGCCAACTGCTGAAAGAGTCGTGGTGGCCGCTGGGATAGTTCCCGTAAAGAGGCCGATATAAAGCGAAGAGTAAGTCGTTGGGCTTGAGGTGATGACCTGATTCAGTAGGACATCAAGACCTTCGTTGATAAATACCTGTGCCATAGAGACTCCTAAAAGGGGTTTTCGCTGTCTCTATCTTGCCACAAGATTTGGAAAATCTAGACTTGTGCGCCTCGCCACCCGCCAAAGCGTTCTTCGCCCTTGACTGCTATGAGATTTGCTAGCACATAGGAGATATTGTGCTTCTGGTGAAACTCCGATGGGAAGTAGGTTAGGAGTCGGCTAGTTTGGAAGTCCATCTTGAGTTCTGGCACGAATCGGCGGAAGTTCTCGTCTATGAAATACCAGAAAGAGTTTTCGTTGTAGAACGAGTTATGGGTTGGGTCTTGGAAAGCACCCCTACCGTCAGTCGAGGGCGTAATGCTCAAAACCATACCCCCATCAGCCAAAACACGATACATTTCGTTCCAAAGACCAATCTTGTCTGGTATGTGCTCGAGGAAATCAGCAGCCCGAATAACGCCCACCGAGTTGTCTGGCATACTTGCCAAAACATCAAAGATATCGCCAACGATATCGGCATCGTGTAGGTCAACAGTTTGGAAGCCGGGCTTGGGATTGTGTGCTCCGCCCAAATCTAGAGCGCGTAAATGGTTGTCTCCGGCCCATTTCAGCAAAAGGTCGGAGATATAAATGTTGTACAACTCCAAAGTTCCGGCTTGGATTTTGGGGTTGATTTGGGGGTCGGCCTGTGTCTGATTCGCGTGGATACGCTGTAGATACAAGTTCTCCTTTATGTGGTGGAACTTGGTCTGTAGGTAGAGGCGACACATAAGGTCTTGGTCATCAAGGATTTCCAAACCGGGGTTGTACCCATTAGCCGAGTCGTATGCCTTACGAGTAAAGGCTCGTAGGTGATTTGGGGCGAACCAGATAAGGGAGATGTGGTGGGGGTGTGGAGATTTGGAATTGGTTATGTGGTATCCGTCTTCATCACGATACGACCATCCAAACCGAGAATCAAACTCGTTAAAGTTTGGAGTTCCGTCTTCGTTGATTTGGGCGAAATCCGAATAAACAAAGCCAACTTCGGGGTTTTCAGCAAACGCCTTGGCAACTTTTTCCAAAGTAGTCGGCATCAACAGGTCATCGTGGTCTAGTTCCAAGAGGATTTCACCACTACAGAGCGATACGGCTTCTGCCTTGAGTGCACCTACGGCCTTAGTCTCAACCTTTGACTGAACGATTTTTACGCGCTCGTCTGGTTTGGGCGCTTCCCACTCTGCGCCGTTATTCAGCAGAACTACCCATTCCCAATCCTCATACGATTGTGTTATGAGGCTTTCATAGGTTTCGTTGAGCCACTTTGGGTTGTGGCTGGGTGTGAATACTGAAATGGTCATAAAGACCACTCTAGCAACTAGCCAAGTGGGATAACTGTTATTTCAACGTTTTGAATGGTTCCACTGACGGAACCACCAATTGAGGCTAATCCTTGAAATGCGTAAGTAGTGCTAGTGCTTCGCCCAGTAAACAAGTGCTGAATGGTTATTGTTGCGGTCTGAGCGTTTACGGTGTAATGGCTATAGGTGTTTGAATAAGTTGCAGAGCCATCCCAAATACGCATTTGAATGTTGTGACCCGTAGTGTCGCTGTTCGTCGCTTGCATTGTGAACATCACTAAATAAGTTGTGTAGCCAGAAACGTTTGTAGCGGTGGCGACGGTGTTGTTAGGCAAACCAGATGTCAGAACACTTGAGTTTCCAATGGTTGTGCTGTTTCCGGGTGTTCCAAATAATGAAACTAAAGCAAGTTGCGCCGTTGTTCCGCTCGTTCCGCCAGCAGCAACCGGCAAAGTTCCTGCGGTTAGGGCAGATGTTGAGGTGGAATAAATGGCTCGGTTGGCAGCACCAAAAGTTGTGAGGTTCGTTCCGCCGTTAGCCGTTGGCAAAGTTCCCGTGACACCCGTGGTGAGTGGCAAACCCGTCACGTTCGTCATTGTTCCTGACGCTGGTGTTCCTAGTGCTGGCGTGACCAGCGTTGGCGAGTTGGCGAGAACTACGTTTCCCGTTCCTGTAGATGAGGTCAAAGTTGGTGATTGCGCCTGTGTTCCTGTTCCCGTTGAGGTCACGAACTGTGGCGTGGTAGTCGTATTACCAGCAAGTAATCCTACGGCACTTGTTCCGCTACCGTAGAGTAAGGCGTTAGCGGTGATGGTATTCAGACCTGTTCCGCCGTTAGAAGTTGGCAGAGTTCCCGATACCCCAGTAGTTAGGGAGACATTGGTGATTGTGTTGTTCGCACCAGAAATTGTTTTGTTGCTTAGAGTGGCAACAATCGTATTAGTGACTAGGGTATCCGAGGTCGTAGTTGATGCCGGGAATAAGAAAGTCTGGTTGTTTGAGCCACCGTTAAAGTTCAGGTAGGCGTTCTGCCCACTATTGTTGCTATCCAAAATTGTTAGTGGAACATTGGGGCCACCGTTTTGTGCGATAAGCCCACCGCCAAAGTTGACGCTTCCACTAAAAGTCGGGGAGTTGGCTAGAACTGTTGCGCCCGTACCTGTAAGAGAGTTTCCCGAATAATACCAAACTCCACTTTCATAAACGAAAGTCGCCGTGTAGCCACCGTAAAGAGTTATGGTGGTCTGCCCTGTGGTGATGTTGGAGTATCCCTGTTCCAAAGTTAGGGTGTTCGTGCTACTACGAGAAACGGTGATGTTAACGCTTGCGTAGTTTGCTACTGTGTTTATCGTTCCGTTTGCTGGCGAAGAGGGGAGACTGATAGTTCCCGTGCTTGAGCCAGTAAAGATTGTGTATTCCCCAGCATTCGCCGTTGCTGAACCTGTGCGTTGAGTAGCCGAAACTCCTGATGGAGTGGCAGTTGATGTTCCTGTAATTCGGCCCTTAGCATCGTAGGTGATTACTGGAATCTGGGTTGATGAACCTACCGTGCTTCCTGTGACGATTGAGGCGAGGGTGGGGTTTGGATATGTTCCAGTCAAGTCACCACCGGCAGAGCCGTTAGGGGGCAAAGAGGTTGGAATCTGACCAAAAGCAGCGGCATCAGTTGAGGCCGTTCCGTTGGCGAGACTCGTAATCTTCTGGCTGTTCATAGCCAGAGTTCCGTAGATTGTGGTGTTTCCGCTAGAACTAATAGTCATAGCGTCTGTCGCGCCGTTATTCACTACAAAGTGAATCGCCTGTGGGCCGTAAGTTCCAACTGCTAGTTCGGTTGAGCCCGAAGCGAGGTAAACCATTCCCGCTTTTCCAAACGCGCCCGTTCCTTGGAAGCCAGAGGAGTTGATACCGATTTCACCATAGTTGGAGTTGTTAGTTCCTTGGTCGTTCGAGATATTAAAGTTCGCGCTCGCTTGCGTTCCGTTGCTTAGGTTCTGAATAATAACTTGGTTGTAGTTATTGACCGTAGAAGCGATTGACTCCATAATGTTTACATCGGAGTATCCGAGTGCTGAACCATTTTGGATTACGCCGACATTGGTTGAGGTCGTATTGGATGGCGTGTTCGTGACATCAATATTTGGAACGAACAATTCACCAGTTAGCGTTCCACCTGTAAGGGGGAGTGCGTTTTGCGCGCCGCTTACACCTTGATACCCTTGATACCCTTGATACCCTTGTGGCCCCTGAACGGCAGATTGCGCGCCTTGGTTTCCTTGATTACCTTGGAAACCTTGACTTCCCTGATTTCCTTGAGCACCCTGATTACCCTGCGAACCCTGCGTTCCTTGACTTCCTTGGTATCCCTGAACTCCTTGACTTCCGGTAGTTCCTTGTGTTCCTTGCGAACCTTGGTTGCCTTGTGTTCCCTGTGTTCCTTGCGTTCCTTGGTTGCCTTGATAACCTTGAGCGCCCTGACTACCAGTAGAGCCAGTCGCACCTTGGTTTCCTTGTGTTCCTTGAGAACCAGTCGTTCCCTGAAATCCTTGATTACCTTGCGAACCCGTAGCACCCGTTGTTCCTTGGTTTCCTTGTGAACCTTGAAATCCTTGTGAGCCTTGACTACCAGTTGCGCCCTGATTACCTTGGAAACCCTGAGAACCTTGCGAACCTGTCGTTCCCTGATAGCCCTGTGAACCCTGAGAGCCTGTGCTTCCTTGGTTGCCTTGATTTCCTTGTGTGCCTTGCGTTCCTTGGTTTCCCTGAAAACCCTGTGGTCCGACAACACCGGCAATTCCAAAAGTCCAAGAGGTGAAAGTTCCTGTTCCGCTTGTCGTATCTACGAGAACCGTGATAGACGAGTTGGGCGTTAGGGCGGTGATGTTTCCTTCAAGCCAGTTGGTTGCGCTGTTTGCTACACGGACACGTAGACCCACGGCAAACGCCTGAGTAGCGGCTACTGAAAAAGTAAGCGACCCTGTTCCAATTGTTGTTGAGGTAGATGAGGTGACACCCGAATAGCCTGTGCCTTGGAAACCCTGATTACCTTGGTTGCCCTGAGAACCCGTTGTTCCCTGCGTTCCTTGGTTGCCTTGGAAACCTTGATTACCTTGACTTCCTGTAGTTCCCTGATTACCCTGATAGCCCTGAGCGCCCTGCGAGCCGGTGGAACCTTGTGAGCCAGTTGAACCCTGTGTG